TTATAACAGAGTCTTCAGTTCATAGAGCATTTCGATAGCTTGGCGTGGCGTCATGTTGTCCAGATCGAGCTTGCCGATCTTCTCGATCGCCGGATGCGGCAGGCTGGCAAACAGATCGCTCTGGTGCGGGACCTGTGGTTCGCTGCGGCTACTGGTCGCAGGTGTCGGCAGCTCGTGAGGCAGGCTGGAGGTCTCCAGTCGGCTCAGATGTTCCCGCGCCCGCTGAATGACCGGCGCCGGAACGCCGGCCAGTTGCGCCACCGCCAGGCCGTAGCTCTGGCTGGCCGGCCCCGGCAGGACATGGTGCAGGAAGACGATGCGCTCATTGTGCTCGGTGGCGTTCAGGTGCACGTTCGCTACCAGCGGTTCGTTTTCCGGCAATACCGTCAGTTCGAAGTAGTGGGTAGCGAAAAGGGTGTAGGCGCGCAACCGGGCCAGACGCTCTGCCGCAGCCCAGGCCAGCGACAGTCCATCGAAGGTACTGGTACCGCGTCCCACTTCATCCATCAGCACCAGGCTGCGGTCGGTGGCGTTGTGCAGGATGTTGGCGGTTTCGCTCATTTCCACCATGAAGGTGGAGCGGCCGCCGGCCAGGTCGTCGCTGGAGCCGATACGGGTGAATATACGGTCCACCAGGGACAGCTGGCAGCTGGCCGCCGGTACGTAGCTGCCGATATGCGCCAGCAGCACGATCAGTGCGGTCTGACGCATGTAGGTGGATTTACCGCCCATGTTCGGACCGGTGATGATCAGCATGCGGGTGCTGTCGTCGAGGGACAGGTCGTTGGCCACGAAGGGGCTGGTCAGGACCTGCTCGACCACAGGATGACGCCCCTGGTTGATCTGCATGCATGGCTCGTCGACGAAGGTCGGGCAGTTCAGGTCCAGGGTCAGGGCGCGCTCGGCCATGTTGCTCAGCACGTCCAGCTCGGACAGTGCCGCGGCGGTGTCCTGCAGCGGCGCCAGGTGGCTGATCAGGGTTTCCAGCAAGGCGTCGTAGAGCATCTTCTCCCGGGCCAGGGCACGGCTCTTGGCCGACAGTGCCTTGTCCTCGAACGTCTTCAGCTCGGGGGTGATGAAGCGTTCGGCGCCCTTGAGCGTCTGGCGACGGATGTAGTCGACCGGCGCCTGTTCGGCCTGTTTGCTCGGCAGTTCGATGAAGTAGCCGTGGACCCGGTTGTAGCCGACCTTGAGATTGGCCAGGCCTGTACGCGCCTTTTCCCGGGCTTCGAGGTCGATGAGGAACTGCCCGGCGTTCTCGCTGATCGACAGCAGTTCGTCCAGTTCGGCGTCGTAGCCGGTCTTGAGGACGCCGCCGTCGCGGATCACCGCCGGCGGGTTGTCGATAATGGCTTTTTCCAGCAGGTCGGCCAGTTCCGGATAGGTACCGGCGATGGCTGCCAGGCGCGCCAGGTGCGGCGCTTCCAGTTCGGCCATGGCGTTCTGCAGCTCGGGCAGGGCGCCGAGGGCGTCACGCAGGCGGGCGAGGTCGCGGGGGCGGGCGTTGCGCAGGCCGATACGGGCGAGAATCCGCTCGATGTCACCGATGTCCTTCAATTGCGGCTGCAGGCGTTCGAAGCGGTAGTTGTCGAGCAGGCAGCGAATCGAGCTCTGCCGGGCCTGAAGCACTTTGAGGTCGCGCAGCGGACGGTTCAGCCAGCGGGTCAGCAGGCGGCTGCCCATGGCGGTCTGGCAGCGGTCGATCACCGATTGCAGGGTGTTGTCGCGCCCGCCGGCGAGGTTGACGTCCAGTTCCAGGTTGCGCCGACTGGCGCCATCGAGGATGACCGTGTCGTCCAGGCGCTCGTGCTTGAGGCTGCGCAGATGGGGCAGGGCGGTGCGCTGGGTTTCCTTGGCGTAGGTCAGCAAACAGCCCGCGGCGCCGATGGCCAGGGTCAGCTTGTCGCACCCGAAGCCTTTCAGGTCCTGGGTTGCGAACTGCTGACAGAGGCTCTTGCGTGCGGAGTCGCGATCGAAGTCCCACGGCGCGCGGCGGCGTGAGCCACGCCGTTTCTCGGCGGGCAGGCCTTGTGGCCAGTCGTCCGGGATCAGCAGCTCGACCGGGTTGGTCCGTTCCAGCTCGGCGAGGAGGTTTTCCCAGCCCTTGAGTTCCTGCACGGTGAAGTTGCCGCTGGTGATGTCCAGCACCGCCAGGCCGAACAGGCGCTCATCGCCCAGTACGGCGGCGATCAGGTTGTCGCGGCGTTCGTCCAGCAGGGCTTCGTCGCTGATGGTGCCGGGGGTGATGATACGCACCACCTGACGTTCCACCGGGCCCTTGCTGGTGGCCGGGTCGCCGATCTGTTCGCAGATCACCACCGATTCACCCAGCTTCACCAGCTTGGCCAGATAGCCTTCCAGCGAATGAAAGGGAATACCGCACATGGGGATCGACTGGCCCGCCGACTGACCGCGCGCGGTCAGGGTGATATCCAGCAGTTTCGCGGCCTTCTTCGCATCTTCGTAGAAGATCTCGTAGAAATCGCCCATGCGGTAGAACATCAGCTGGTCTGGATGCTGGTTCTTCAGCTTCCAGTACTGCTGCATCATCGGAGTGTGTGCGGAAAGATCAGACATTCAAGGCCTTACAGCAGGGTGTCTTTAAAAGGTATGAAACCGCTAATAGTACAGGGATTTGTTCCGCGGCGCCGAGCGCGGCGCGGCGTAAACAGCCTTCGTTCGTTGCAATTCATGCGCGTTGTCATGCTTGATGCGTTTTTGCAATTGCATTTCCATCGAGGCAGGGGCAGTATGCACGTCATGCAAAAGCGCAATGTAGCTACCGTCCTCAAGTCACTGCTGGAACGCCACGGTCTTTCTCCCACGGAGTTGCACCGCCGCACCGGCGTGCCCCAATCCACCCTGTCGCGGATTCTCAGCGAGAAGATCGCCGATCCTTCGGACAAGCATGTGTCGAAGATCGCCGAGTACTTCGGAGTGAGTACCGATCAGTTGCGTGGCCGTGTCGACCTGGGCGACAGCCGCGAAGCCGAACGTGTGCCCGGTCATGACGACTTGCGCGACATCAGCCTGTGGGACGACGAAACCCCCGTCGAGGACGACGAGGTCTCCGTTCCTTTTCTTCGTGAGGTCGAGTTGGCAGCAGGATCAGGAAGATTCGTCATCGAGGAAAGCGAGCGCGCCCGCCTGCGTTTCGGCAAGCGCAGCCTGCGCCACAACGGTGTGCAGTTCGACCAGGCGAAGTGCGTGACGGTGCGCGGCAACAGCATGTTGCCGGTGTTGCGTGACGGTGCCACGGTGGGCGTCAACACGGGCAAGTGTTCCATTGGCGACATCATCGATGGCGATCTCTATGCCATCAATCACAACGGCCAGCTGCGAGTGAAGCAGCTCTATCGCCTGCCTGTCGGCATCCGTCTGCGCAGCTTCAACCGCGATGAACATCCCGACGAGGACTACAGCTTCCAGCAGATGCAGGACGAGCAGATCGTCATTCTCGGCCATGTGTTCTGGTGGGGCATGTACGCTCGCTGAGCCTTCCCTTCTCATTGAAAACCCGCTTCGGCGGGTTTTTTTTCGCTTGTCGAAAACTGGCCGGAGCCAGAGCGGACGAGGGTTCAATGCATTTAAGCAAATCCATCAGCGCAAATATTTCCAAAAATGCATTGACTGCATATGCGTTGATGCATAAAGTTCGTTCCAAGCCGGCCAGACACCGGCGGCGAGAAAGGCAGCGATGAACAGGCCTCGACTGTTCAGAGGGTTGGCAACTGACCCGGGTGTGCAGCGTAAAGCACCAAGAGCAGTTATCCGGCGGGCAGGTGGCCGCGGTCGGAGGAACAATTTGAAGCGGAGACGTCCAGCACACCAGTCGTGGCGGGCGTTTCAACGACGCATTACTGAAAAGCCCAGGGCCTGCCCCGGGCTTTTTGGAATGCCGAGTGATCACTCGGTCCCATTCCCCGTTCGGCCCGTCGCTGTGCGGGAAGTACAAAGGAGGCAGGACCGTGACAAGCGAGCAACAGACGTTGCTGGAAATGCCGATCTGGCTGGTGATCGTCCTGGCGTTGCTGGGTGGGGTTTCCGGCGAGATGTGGCGAGCGGACAAGGCGGGCGCCCGGGGTGCGGCCTTGTTGAGACGATTGGCACTGCGCTCGGGGGCCTGCATGGTCTGCGGCGTATCCACCATGATGCTGCTGTACGCCAGCGGCCTTTCGATATGGGCGGCCAGTGCCCTGGGCTGCCTGACCGCCGTGGGCGGTGCGGATATCACCATGGGGCTGTACGAGCGCTGGGCGATCAAGCGCCTGGGCCTGGGCAGTGACAGCAAGGAGAGATCATGAGCGACCTCAATGGATTGCATCAGGCCATAGGCGCGACCCTCGAAACTGCGTTCCCGCAGCTCGCAACGGTCGGCAGCTATGCCGCCGTGCAACAGGAAACGGCGTTGCCGGCGCTGTTCTACGGCATCGTCGGGTTGAAGCCCGGTACCGATCCGGGCGATGGACACTCCCGTGTCATCGCCACGTTCGAGGCACGGATCAGCACCGACGGCACTCGCCCCCAGGCGGTGCTGGAAACCGTCAGCCTGGCGGCGCAACTGATGGTGCTGCTGCGCAAGCAGTACTGGAACATCGACTTCGTCGAAGAGGCCCGCGGCGTCCAGGCGTTACCGTCGAGCACGGCACCGACTACCTGGGTGGTGCAGTGGGAGCAGGTCCTGCACCTGGGCGAGGCGCAATGGCCATGGCCGAACCAGCCACCGGGATCGTTGCTGTTGTCCTTCGATCCCGATACCGGCCCCGGACATGAAAGCGACTACAAGGCTGCGGAGGATTTCGCATGAGCTATGCCAGTGCGATGCACGACCGCATGATCGCCGGCTTGCTGATTCCCTGCCGGGTGGTCGCCGTGGATCTGGCCGCGGCACGGGTGCGGGTGTCCGATGGCGCCGGCTGGACCAGCGCCTGGGTGCGCTGGCACAGCCAGGCCGCCGGCAAGGCACGACACTGGCGCGCGCCGAGTCTGAACGAGCAGGGCGTGCTGCTCAGTCCCAGCGGCGAGCCGGCCCAGGGCACCTTCGTCGCCGGTCTTTACGGCAACGCCGGCAATCCGCCGGACAACCGCGAGCATGTCGAGGTCTGGCGCTTCGACGATGGCGGTTCGCTGATCTACGACTGGCAGGCCAGCAGCTACAGCGTCGAACTGCCACGCGGCAGCCTCACCCTCAAGGTCGGCGGCAGCACGCTGGTGGCCACTCCCGATGCCATCACGCTTACCTCTGGCAGCCTGACCTTGAATGGCCCGGTGCGGATCAATGGCGCGTTGCAGGTGACGGGGGATATCCACGGCGGCGGGGCAATCATCGATACCGCCGGCAATACGCCTAACCACAAACACTGAAGAAAATATCGCGACGCCAATGGGGGTTATCGGGACTTGTTGCCCTGACCCTTCTTTATGGCCATTCGGCAAATGGCTGAAGACCATACAAAAATACTGTCGGATAACTGATGGCGAGTTTCTCAAGCTCTCCGAACGACAGCACCCATTACTGGCGCGGGATGTTTCCTGGAGATCTATATGCACTACGAAACAGCGAGCCTGACCGGCTCCAACGGTTCTTGTGAGCGAATTGAAGTAACTGACTATTTTCAACCCGGTGATGCCAGTTGGTCCGACGCATTCGACAGGGTAATTGCTGTTGTCGAATCGAGGGCCGTGGCGGGCACTGAACAATACACCTTGCCGGATATCTTTCTGCCTGACCACGGCGCGGATTATGGAATTTTTCGCCCGATTTCGACGCGGTTGCCACTGAAATTCAAGGGCGAGGGTGTGCGAGTCGTTGCGCTTCAAGGGTTTGCCGGAAAGACCATTCCTCTTGCCGCGGGCGGTACGGAAGTCAACAGCTCCATGATGATCTTCCTCGATGGTGACAAGGGAAGCACCACGGGAGTCGTTCGTAACGGTGCGGCGGTTGGCAAGGGAATCACTCTTGATTGTCGCGATACTGCTTACAATGGCATATATATGGAACGGATGACGTACGCCACGATCGACTGTGAAATTCAATTTCCAGCTGATTCGGGGGTACAGATCGGACCCCATTGCTGGGGGATGTCCATGTATTCCCCAGTTATCGAGAACTTCTCCAACTATGCAGTGAGATGCTTGCCGCATTCTGCGTGCAACGGCATGTCGATTGTAAATCCGAGATTCTGGGGTGAGTTCAAGACGGGTAACGCAGGTATCCTTTTCGATAAAGACGCAGAATGCAATGGTTTCCATGTGTCGGGTGGCTTCATCGAGAAGGTTAACTACGGTGTTATTGTCGCTGCCGGTAACGGCCCCATCGTTTTCACGGGCGTTGACTTCGAACAGTGCCAGGTAAGCGTTGTTCGCGCGGCCACTGGCGATTTCACCGGTAAGGTTATCGGTCCCATCACGCTTGAAAATTGCTTCCTTCACTCGATATCGGCGGTGAAGGTCTATGCGGACGAGGCAATCATTCATGTTCGCGGTTGCAGGCTGTTTCCCGATAGCTTCGATTTTGAAACTGACTCCTTTGGCCGAGGAGTAATCCACGCGAGCAATAACCGGTACGATGCCGGATTTGTAAATGCTCCCAATGCAAACCTGGTATTCGACGATTGTTCCGGTCTGACACGGAATATCTGGAACTATCTTCCCAATCGGTCGAATAATTTCTATCCCGCTCTCGATGTCCGAAACTTTCAGTTTCCGGGTGCCAAGTTTCTGCAGAGCTCCGGTTTCAATTTTTACAGCAATCATGTCGATGGTCCTGCCGGGCAGACGGTATCGCGCTCGGACTGGTGGGTTTCGGAGTATCACCATAAAACTTCGCCGGGGGTCTTGAATAAGATCATTGGCGTCAGGCTGGCAAATGATGCTGGACAGAACTCGTTTCAGCCGATGGTCAACAATGCGACGACCTGCGGGGCGCCAGGTGCATCATGGGCAGGCGGATCGACACAGGTCGCTTTCACCGTCGTCTCGGATGAGCGTGAGAAGCAACAGCTTCAGGAAATCTCTGATGTGGAGCGGCGAGTGGCTGCAAAGTGCAAGTTGCTGCTCGGTTTGAAGTACAAGCTCAACGACCAGGTCGCGAAATTGGGCGACAAGGCGAAATGGCACTTTGGCACCTCGGCTCAGCGGGTGATTGCCGCGTTCGAAGCCGAAGGCCTTGATGCGATGGACTACTCGGTTGTCGAGTATCACGAGTGGGATGAGATCGAGCCGGTGACTGACAAGGAAGGAACCATCACTCTTCCGGGACAGCCTGCTGGCAATGTCTACACGGTGAACTACGAAGAGCTGCAGGCGTTTGTCTTGAGCGTTATTTGATTGTTGTTGGCGAGTGCGTTGGACGCACGGTGTTGCCCGGATATCGGGTGCCCGTATTCAGTCGTGAGCGCCTTGCCAAGTCGCAAATAGTTGAGTGAACAACATCAGCCCGCCAGGCGGGCTTTTTCATGCCCAGGAGGAACGCCATGGCGACCCCGAAAAAGACTTTCGCACCCGGCGCCTGCGCCGCGGTGCACAGCGATTACTTACCGCCGGACATCCACATACAGGAGTGACGCGATGATCGGAATGGATCGCCACACTGGCCAGCCACTGTCCGGCATCGCCCACCTGCGCCAGTCCATCGAGGACATCCTGAGTACCCCGCTGGGCAGCCGGCGCATGCGTCCGGACTACGGCAGCAAGCTGCGCCGCTTCGTCGACCTGCCGGTCAACGAGGGCTGGAAAAGCGCAGTACAGGCCGAAGTGGCGCGGGCCCTGGTGCGCTGGGAACCGCGCTTGAAACTGCAACGGGTCCGGGTGCTGGCGGTGGTGGACGGGCAGATCAGCCTGCAACTCACCGGGCAGTACCTGGGCGACAGCCAGATCCTGGAGGTGACGGCATGAGCATTGTGGACCTCTCGGCGCTGCCCGCGCCGCAGGTGCTGGAGGATCTGGATTTCGAGGAGATCTTCCAGGCCGACCTGGCGACCTTCAAGTCGCACATGGGCGAAAGCTGGACCGCGCAGTTGGAAAGCGATCCGGTAACCAAACTGCTGGAAGTCGGCGCCTACCGCACGCTGCTCAACCGCGCCCGGGTCAACGACGCCGCCAAGGCGCTGTTGCTGGCCTACGCCACGGGCAGCGATCTGGATCAACTGGCGGCCAACGTGCAGTTGCGACGTCTGCTGGTGCGTGCCGCCGACCCGAACGCCGTGCCTCCCGTCGAGCAGATTCTTGAAGAAGACGATGCCCTGCGCGAGCGCATCGAGCTGGTCTACGAAGGACTGACCACGGCAGGGCCGCGCAACAGCTACATCCTGCATGCCCGCAATGCCTCCGGCCAGGTCGCCGATGCGACGGCGGAAAGCCCGTCGCCGGCGGTGGTGGATGTCACGGTGCTGGGCGTCGACGGCAGGGGTGTGGCCAGTGCCGAGCTGCTGGCGCAGGTCGCGGCCTATCTGAACGACGATGAGGTGCGGCCAGTGGCCGATCGCCTGACCGTGCGCAGCGCCGAGATCCTGCCGTATCGCATCGACGCGGTGCTGCACATGACGGGCAACGGTCCGGAAACCGAAGCGACCCTGGTGGAATGTCGACGCCGCTTGCAGGCCTGGATCAACCCGCGTCGTCGCCTCGGTGTGGAAGTGGCGCGCTCGGGCATCGATGCGCAATTGCATATCAGCGGGGTTGCCCGGGTCGAGCTGCGTGACTGGCAGGACATCCGCCCGAGCAAGGGCCAGGCCGCCTGGTGCGACGGCTTCGACGTGACCCTGGGAGGCTGACATGACCAGCCTCCTGCCACTGAACAGCACCTTGCTGGAACGGGCTGTGGAGGCCGCCTCGGCGGATGTTCCGCAGATTCCGCTGCGAACCCTGTACAACCCCGACACCTGTCCGTCGCACCTGCTGCACCAGCTGGCGCTGGCCTGGTCGGTGGATCGCTGGGACGAGAGCTGGCCGGATGCGGTCAAGCGCGCGGTGATCCGTGGCTCGTTCCAGGTCCATGCGCGCAAGGGCACCCTTGGCGCCTTGCGCCGGGTGGTGGAGCCCTTCGGCTACCTGATCGAAGTCGCCGAATGGTTCAACACCGTGCCGCCAGGCGTACCTGGCACCTTCGCCCTGAAGATCGGCGTGTCCGAGTCGGGCATCAGCGAGGAGACCTATGAAGAGCTCACCGCGCTGATCGACGACGCCCGACCGGTCAGCCGGCACATGATTGCTCTGGCAATCAGCTTGGAGTCGGTCGGCAGCTTGTATGTGCGCGGCTCGGTGAGCGAGGGCGAAGTGCTCGACGTGTACCCGCCAACGCCGCGTCAAATCGAGGTCACCGGCCGCATTGGACGCGGTGGCCGTGAACACTCCATTGATACTCTGGACATTGCATATGGTTGACCAGAACTCCCAGTTTTACGCCATTCTCACGACGGTGGGGGCGGCCAAGCAGGCCAACGCCGATGCCTTGGGCATCCCGTGGAAAATCACCCAGATGGGTGTAGGTGATGCCAACGGCACCGACCCGACGCCCAATGCCACTCAAACTGCCTTGATTGGTGAATGGCGCCGTGCGCCGCTGAATCAGCTGAAGGTTGACGAAAAAGACAGCGCCATCATCGTTGCCGAGCAGGTCATTCCGGCGGATGTGGGTGGACGCTGGATTCGCGAAATCGGTCTTTATGATGCGGATGGCGATCTGGTGGCCGTCGCCAACTGTGCCCCGACTTACAAGCCGCTCCTGAGCCAAGGCTCGGGGCGTACGCAAGTGGTGCGTATGAGCCTGGTCGTCAGTAGCGCCAGCAACGTGCAGTTGCGCATCGACCCCAGTGTTGTGCTGGCTACCCGCGAATGGGTCACCGAGGAACTGGCTCGTCAGGATTTCAAGCATTCGGTGCTGGCTGCTACCACCACTGCTGTCACGCTGAGCGGCTTGCAGACGATCGACGGTGTGGCGCTGCAGGCCGGCAACCGGGTACTGGTCAAGGATCAGAATGCCGCCAAGGACAACGGCCTGTATGTGGTCGCCGCTGGTGCATGGGGACGTAGCACCGACGCTGACAGCAATGCCAAGGTGACGCCGGGACTGATGGTCCTCGTGGAGAAGGGTACGGCAAACAGCGACAGCGCCTGGCAACTGGTCACCGATGGGCCGATCAGCCTGGGTGTGACCAGCCTGTCGTTCGAGATGGCATTTGGGCGAACGGGTGTCGCGGCGAGTACCTACCGCAGCGTGACGGTCGACAAGTACGGTCGCGTGGTTGCAGCGACCAATCCTACGACAGTTGCCGGATACGGGCTCACCGATGTCTACACCAGGAGCCAGCTAGACACCGAGCTGGCGTTGAAGTCGCCGCTGATCAGTCCGGCTCTTGCCGGTGTCCCGACCGCTCCCACGGCAGCGCGAGGCAACAATTCCCAGCAGCTTGCCAACACGGCGTTCGTCACGGACGCAATCAGTACGCTGATCGCGGGCTCGCCCGGTGCATTGGACACATTGAAGGAACTGGCGGATGCCTTGGGTAATGACCCCAACTTCGCGACCACTATCCTCAATCGATTGAACGCAAAGGCCGACAAGGCAAGCACCCTGGCAGGCTATGGGATAACCGATGACGCTCAGATCAGAGGGCAGAACCTGATCGGTGCATTCACCATGGAATGCCTCGATATTTCTGTCTACCCGTATGCGTCAGGGATATTGATCAAGACCAAACTCCCTGCATGGGACGGCGGCATGCCTACGCTGACCATCAAAGGCGCGCTGGACGGGTATACAACTCCTTTCGAAGCTCAACTGAACTGGTACTACTGGGAAGATGCGATATACCAACCCAAGTTGCAGGTGAGTGGACCGAAGGTTGCCATCGGCTCAGGATTCAATGCCTACCTCATTCCGGTGAATGGGCTTATCCACATACGTCTGGAACTTGGTCTCAACGCTTACATTCCACGTCTGACCATTACAGCCCTTCGGACCCGGACGTATGGTGCGGACCGTGCTTACTATCAGGACTGGACAAGCGAAGTCTACGAAAGCCCGATTGCTGGTGAAGTGAAAGCCGAGCGTACGGTCGTTCTGAACTCCCGAAACATATCGGCGCCCGCGTTAGGGCTGGCCAAGGACGGAGAGATTCCTGTCAGTGCGGTAACGGGGCTGACTGCGGCGCTCAATGGCAAGGCGTCGTCCGCACATGCTCATGCCATTGCCGACGTGACGGGGTTGGCTGCGTCGCTCAATCTGGCTTCCGGCCTGGCTGCGAGCGACACCACGCAGGATCCCAATCTCGCGGTCAACCAGGTCATCCTGACCAATCACGCCAATGCACCAGTCTCCGGGTTCTATTGGCATATCACTACCTCGTTCTACAACGCCATCAATGCCGCATCGAATCGCGCACAGACGGCCGTGCAATACAACGGCGGCAGTGAAGTCTATGTGCGAAGTTATTTCAATGGGCAGTGGACAGCTTGGGACCGCCTGGATAAGCAAGTATGGCCAGGAACCATCGTGTACTTCCTGTCCAATCTGGCGCCGCCGGGGTATCTCAAGGCAAACGGAGCACAAATCAGCCGTACCAGTTACGCCAGGTTGTTTGCGGCGATCGGTACCTACGCTGGGGCAGGCGACGGAAGTACGACGTTCCATCTGCCAGATCTTCGCGGCGAATTCCTGCGCGGCTGGGATGATGCACGAGGACTGGATGCCAATCGGGCCCTGGGCTCATTGCAGTCCAGTCAGAACCTGAGCCACGTACACACGGGTGTAACGGATGTTCGCGGCTCGCACATACATCTGGTGAGCGGCAATACCACGTCGGGCGGGGCCCATGCACACCCGGTCAATCGAGCGCAGAACAACAGCGTCGGTGCCTTGGCTGACAGGGTGACGACCGCCTATGGGGATGCGGGGACGGCAGCTGCCGTCTCGGTTACGGGTGAGCACGCCCACACCTTCACCGGCAGTTCCGACTACGCCGGGGCGCACGATCACAGCCTGATCATCTATGCGGATGGTGGTAGTGAAGCACGTCCTCGCAACTTGGCTTTGCTCGCCTGCATCAAATACTGAGGACTCTATGACTGCACCGACGATCTACCATGCTCACCCCATGACGGGTGAGTACCTGGGCCAGGGCATTGCTGATCCCGATCCCATGGATAAGGAAAACTGGCTGATTCCAGGTTTTGCCTATCTGGACGCACCGCCTGAAGTGCCCACCTTGAAAGTGGCGAGGCGCTCGGGAGACAAAAGCTCCTGGGAAGTAGTCGATGACTACCGGGGCCCGGTTTACAGCACTTCCACTGGTGAGGTCCAGGAGTACACCCGGTTGGGAAGTCTTCCGGAAGGACTGACGCTGCACCCTCGACCAGCGGCGTTCTACCGCTGGAATGGTACGGCCTGGGAGTTGGACAAGCTTGCCCAACTGGTGGGCGCGCGTGCTGACGCATTGACCAGCCGTGACGAACGCCTGGCGTTGGCAACCATGCGTATTGCGCCTTTGGAGGATGCGGTGTACCTCCAGCGGGCGACTGAGACCGAAAAGGAGCAGTTGCTTGCCTGGAAGACATATCGCATGAACCTCGGACGCATCGAGCAACTGGACGGTTTCCCGCTGGCCTTCGAGTGGCCCCCAAGCCCCGATGGCGAGCAAACCGACAAAGCCACTGACTGAAAGCCCCGCACCGCCGGGGCTTTTTCTTTTTCGCAACACCCCCTGAACGGCCCCGCACTGACGGGGCCTTCTCATTTCTGGAGACATACCCATGAGTGGATTCTTCCACGGCGTTACCGTAACCAACGTCGACACCGGCGCCCGCAGCATCGCGCTGCCGTCCTCGTCCATCATCGGCCTGGTCGATACCTTCACCGAAGGCTCGACCGTCACGGCCAAGGCCAACGACCTGGTGCTGATCACCAGCGAGCGTGAAGCCATCGCCGCGTTCGGCGCCGAAGCCGCGATCACCAAGGCCTGCCAGGCCGTCTTTGCCCGGGCCAGGGCGGTCATCGTCGCCTGCGGCGTGGCCAAGCTGACCGACGCCGCCGAGCAGACCTCGGCGATCATCGGCAGCGTCGAGGCCGACGGCAAGCGCACCGGCCTGCAGGCCCTGCTCGACGGCAAGAGCCGTTTCAACGCCCAGCCACGCCTGCTGGTGACCCCGAAACACAGCGCTACCCAAGCCGTCGGCACCGCCCTGGTGGCCCTGGCCGACAAGCTGCGCGGCCTGGCCATCATCGATGGGCCGAACAGCACCGACGAGGCCGCCCTGGCCTACGCGGAAAACTTCGGCGCCAAGCGTGCCTTCATGGTCGACCCGGGCGTGAAGTACTGGGACACCGGCGCCGACGCCACCGTCGATGCCCCGGCTTCGGCCTGGGTCGCCGGCCTGTTCGCCTGGACTGACAGCGAGTACGGCTTCTGGGCATCCCCGTCGAACAAGGAGTTCGTCGGCATCACCGGCACCACCCGTGCGGTGGAGTTCCTCGACGGCGACGCGAGCTGCCGTGCCAACCTGCTGAACAACGCCAACATCACCACCATCATCCGTGACGACGGCTTCCGCCTGTGGGGCAACCGCACGCTGTCCAGCGATCCGAAATGGGCCTTCGTCACCCGCGTGCGGACCATGGACATCGTCATGGACGCGATCCTCTACGGCCACAAGTGGGCCGTCGACCGCTCGATCACCGCGACCTACGTCAAGGACGTGACCGAGGGCCTGGAGAACTTCATGCGCGACCTCAAGGCGCAGGGCGCGATCATCAACTTCGAGGTGTACGCCGACACCGAGCTCAACACCGCCAGCCAGCTGGAGCAGGGCAAGGTCTACTGGAACATCCGCTTCACCGACGTACCCCCCGCTGAAAACCCCAACTTCCGTGTCGAGGTCACCAACCAGTGGTTGACCGAAGTCCTCGACCAGGCCGCTTAAGGAGCAACAACACATGGCAATGATTCCCGAAACCCTCGCCAACCTGAACCTGTTCGTCGATGGCGTCAGCTTCCAGGGCAACGTCTCCAGTCTGACCCTGCCGAAACTCAGCCTGAAAGCTGCCGAGCAGCGCTTCGGCGGCATGGATGTCCCGGTCGATATCGACCAGGGCATGGAAAAGATCACCGCCGAATTCGCCACCGCCGGCGTGCGTCCGGAGTCGCTGAAGTTCTTTGGCCTGGCCGACAACTCGGCGTTCAACGGCGTCTTCCGCGGCGCCTTCAAAGGCCTGAAAGGCAAGATCACGCCGGTCATCGTCACCCTGCGCGGCGCGATGACCGTGGTGGAAATGGGCGAGTGGAAGACGCCGAGCGAAAGCTCGGTCAAGCACACCGTCTCCCTGACCTACTACAAGCTGGAGATCGATGGCCGGCTGATGTACGAGATCGATCCGCTGGGCATGAAGCGGGTGATCAACGGCGTCGACCAGCTCATCGCCCAGCGCACCGCCCTCGGCCTCTGACACAAGGAGCAAGCTCGTATGACGCAAGCAACGAAAGTACCCGCCTGGATGACCGTCAGCGCCGAGCGCGTGGTGGTCAGGCTCAGCCGCCCCACCGAGGCCAACGGTGTGCAGGTCGACAGCCTGGCACTGCGGGCGCCGACAGTGCGTGACCTGCGTGCCGCGCAGTCGGATACCGCCGACGATGCCACCCGGGAGTTGAACCTGTTCGCTTCCCTCGCCGAAGTCGGCATCAAGGATCTCGAGGGGCTGGCCCTGAAAGACTACAGCCGTCTGCAGGCTGGCTATTTTCGCTTGGTGCAGGACGACGAGCTTTGACCCCTCAAGGCAAAAGGCGGCAGCGAAGCGGCTCGCGAAAGAGCTGAACTTCTCTGCCGCCGAGATCATGACCATGTCGTACTCCGACATGGTCTGGTGGCTCACAGAGTGAGCCGGGTTTGCACGCAGGGAGGATGAGATGGCGGGCGAACTGAAATTCGAGATGAGGAGCGAAGCGGTAGTCGATCCGATTCTGGGGCAGGTGTTCAGTCAGATCGACGCCCAGGTCGGTCAGACCGAGATGCTGGCACTGCGAATCGGTGACGCCTTGAGGCAGGCCACCGAGAGCGCATTGCCTCTTGCCACGGCATTCAAGACGGCCAACGAAACGGCAGCGGAATCGGCACAGAAGTGGCAGGCATCGCTGGATGACATTGGCCGGAAATTGGCTACCCAGTTGGACACGCTGCCCAAGCTGACCAAGGCCTACGAGGATTTAGGCAAGGCGATGGGGGCGGTTCGGCTGCCGGCTGCCGTTCAGCCATCCGAGAGAGAGGCAGCGCGTGAAAAGGTTGTCGATGCATCCGGGGCAGTGCTGAAGTCGGCTGGCGGTTCGGTCGATACCTTCGCCAGCTATGAAGGAATCGTCGGCAAGCTGGTACGCCAGGGCGAGAAAGACCCGAAGAAATGGGCTGCGCAGACCGAACGGGTCGAGGCGCAGATCGCCAGGATGACCCATGGCACAAGCCTCAGTAAAACCGAGGCCGCCAACCAGCTCTTGAGCATGTTCAACGCAGGCATGGACCTGAATGATCTGGTGCCCGAAGGGCGTCTTGCGGCCAGGTTCGCCGATGGTCAGCAAGTGAGCGAGGGGGTTACAGCCGGCCTGTTTCGTACCCTGTCCCAAGGGCAGGGGACTGCGGAACTCGAACGCTTGTTGAACACGATCATCGGTCAGGCAGGTGATGGAAAACTTGGCATCACCTCCACGGCCGAGGCGATCACCCGGCTGCTTCCGCAAGTCGGGGGAGCACCTGAAGATGTGGTCCGTTTGTCTGCGATTCTCCAGCAGGAATCGAAGAAAACGGGGAATTACAACGACGTGGTCAGTGCTACCAAGGCGCTCTTTCTCGAATACAAGCGTGAAGGAGGAAGCAGCGCGGCTGATCTTGCTCGCTACGGCCAGGCGTTCATGCCCAAGCAAGCTGACGGTCCTGTCCCGAACTACATCGAAGAAAAGCTCGATGGGCGTCAGCAGAGTCTGGAGTGGCAACAGAAAGCGCGAGAGTCTGCCAACGAGCGTGTATCGGTCGGAGTAGGCGGCGCCCTGGCACCGATCTATTCGACCTGGACGAATCTGATGACCACCGCAGCCAATATTCTTGGTGTTGTGGTCGAGCAGTTGAGTGGCGTTGTAACGGTCTTGGGCGGCGTTGTAGTGGGCGTTGCCGGTGTGGTGACCGCGCTCGCTGCCGTAGCTAAAGGCAAGGTGCTGCTTGAAGCTGCCAAGCTGGCTTCTGGCCCGCAAGGCAAGGTCCTGGCTGACGCTGCCAGGACGGTGTTCAAGCCGCAGGCCAATGATCCGGGAGTCCGGGGGCGCGTCGTTCAGGCTGCCGGCAAGGTCAAGACGCTTCTGCCGGAGTCCCTGCGAAGTCCTTCGACAATACCTGCTTGGCAGAAGGTTGCGGGCGGATCCCTGGCGGCTATAGCAAGCCTGTCGTTGGCTGTCGATACCTACCAGAACGCCGGTTCTGCCAAAGAGAAAAGCGAAGGTTACGGCGAGGCCGCCGGTACTCTTGTGGGTGGCCTGCTCGGTGCGTTCCTCGGGCCGCTGGGATCGGCTGCCGTAGGCTATGTCGGCGGCAAACTTGGAAAACTTGCCGGCGCCAAGATCAATGAAATCTGGGGAGAGGATGGCAAGGAAGGCACCGTGAACACCGCGCCACCCTTGCCGGGATTGCCTGGGGCAGATGCAGGGAAACTGCTCACGGTGGTCAAGGCGCCCGGTCCCGGTGACCTGTTGTTGAAAGCTCCGGGCGAAACGGGAAGGAGCTTGAACTCAGACCCAGGTGTCTCTGCGCCGAAGATGCAATCGGTGCCAGTGAAAGCAGATCCGGGTACGGGGGAAGTGGGCACGGTCATCAAGAAGTCCAGTCCCGCAATCCTGTTGCTCAAGGAGCCGGGCGAAACAGGTGGCCGGGGGCTGCGCTCAGGTCAGGACGCACCTGCCTTGCACATGCAACCCGTGCCGGCATTGCCTGGTATGGGGGCAGCAGGCGCTGTGATGCCTCGGGCAGATGCAGGGAAGCTGCTCACGGTAATCAAGGAACCCGGTCCCGGTGCGCTGTTGCTGAACGCTCCAGGCGAAACGGGAGGACGCTCGAACTCAGGCCCGGCTGCCACTGCGCCGAAGATGCAATCGGTGCCACTGAACGCTGATCTGGGTACGGGGCAAGTGGGCGCGGTCGTCAAGGAGTCCAGTCCCGCAATCCTGTTGCTCAAGGAGCCGGGCGAAACGGGTGGCCGGGGGCTGCGCCCAGGTCAGGACGCACCTGCCTTGCACATGCAACCCGTGCCGGGATTGCCTGGCGTGGGTGGGGTGGCAGCAGGCGCTGTGATCAAAGAGATTCGTCCCGGAGCCCTGTTGCGCAAGGAGCCAGGCAATGCGGACGACGTGGTTTCACATTCAAGTACTGGTGTTCCGGCAGTGCTAGTGGCCATGCCGGGAGCTGCGCTCGAAAGTCCTCCAGGGGGGCAGGTCCAGTACGGGCGTGAACATACCCTCCAGAGTCAACGGCCTGTCCCCGTGCGAAGTGGCGACGTTGTTCGCTCCCTGGCAGACGGTGCCCCGGCAGCGATCTCGCTTCCGGAGTCCAATTCGGCTACCCCTGTATCGATCAATGCGGCGTCGCCACAGCATTTCGCTGTTTCTCCAACGATCGCCATCAACGTCCAGGGCACCATCACCGAGCCTGCGGAGCTCGTCCGGATTCTGCAGCCGGAAGTTCAGCGGATGTTCACCGATCTGGCCGCCCAGACGAACCGCGGCAACCAGATGTGGGACAACCCGGCCGCCACCTACGTCGCATAAGGAGATCCCATGGCCTACATGGAACAACTGCAATCCGGCCTGCGCTCGCTGGTCGCGGCGGGCGAGGCCGGGCGGCGCAGTGCCGATGACATGCTGGGGCCCTTGAATGGCGCCGTCAGCGATGTCACCGGTGCCGCCACCGAGCTGGAAAACCTGCCCTTCGTGGGCGAAGCCATCGGCAAGAAACTGCAGCGCACGATGCGCGCCATCGAGGTGGCGCAGTCGACGGTGGGGATGGTGGCCGCGCGCTACAACCAGGCGGTCAGTGTGGTCGGCGAGGTCGAACGCCGGCTGGAATCGTTCTCGGAACAGGCGGCCAAGGCCGCGACCGCGATCAATCGGGTGGCCGGCAAGATCAGTCCATCCCTGGGCGCGATCCTGCCGACCGGGGCCTTCGCTCCGCAGGTCACGCCGGCGGAGGAGGCGATCAAACCCTTCCCCCACCTGCTGATCATGCAACCCTTGCGAACCGGGGCGGAAGCCTTCTACTTCAACCTCGATACCGCGGCGTTCAACCAGTTCAAGCGCACCAAGGCATTCACCTGGGCCGGCCAGGAGCGCCTGTCGCGCAGCAAGGCGCAGCAGGCCGTCGCCATGGGCGAGGACAAGATCACCCTGGAGGGCGCGATCTTCCCTTCCTTCAAGGGCGGGCTGGGCCAGTTGCAGCGCCTGCGCAGCATCGGCCAGCAACTGCAACCGCTGAGCCTGACCACCGGTTACGGGGAGGTCCTTGGCAACTGGTGTCTGGTCAGTGTCAGCGAGACCCAGGAACCCCTGATGGCGGGTGGCGTTCCGCAAAAGCAAGTTTTCACACTGGAGTTCGTGAGCTATGGCGACGACATGCAGAACGTCTGAAGGGGATCTGCTCGATACCCTATGCCAGCACTACTACGGGCATCTGCGTGGCAGTGTCGAGATGGTGCTGGATGCCAACCAGGGGCTGGCCGACGAGGTCCAGCCGTTTCGCGCAGGAGTGCTGATCAGGCTGCCGGCATTGTCCGCGGTCACCGACCCCACGGTCCTGCTGTGGGACTGAGCCATTCGCAGCAACAGGCCCCGCCCAGTGCGGGGCCTGTCTTTTCTGGAGCCTGAACATGCAACCTGTGTTTCGTATCGTCGCAGACAGCAAGGACATCACCGCGCTGATCAACGACCGCGTGCTACTGTTGCGCACGACTGACAAGACCGGCATGGAGTCCGATGATTTCGAGCTCAAGCTCGACGATCGCGACAGTGCCCTGGCCTTGCCAAAACGCGGTGCGCAACTGGAGGTCTACCTCGGTTACGCCGGGCAGGAGCTGACGCGCCTGGGACGCTACACGGTCGACCAGATCGATATCTCCGGGCCGGCCTCGACCCTGGAGATTCGTGGCAAGGCCGCGGACATGCGCGGTACCGGCAAGACCATCCGCAGCGGCAGTTGGGAGAACGTTTCGCTGCAACGGATCGTGCGCGATATCGCCGCGCGCAATGGCTGGCAGCCGCAGTGTCCGGTGACCACGGTGATTGCGCGGGTCGATCAGCGCGACGAATCGGATTTCAACTTTCTGACCCGCATCGCCCAGCAGTACGGCTGTACCGCCAAGATCGGCGATGGCGCGCTGCTGGTGCTGCCGCGCCAGGGCGGCAAGAGCGCCAGTGGCAAGGACCTGGGGGTGGTCAATGTGGCCATCAGCGATGTCCGGCGCTGGAAGTTTCATCTGCAGGACCGGGCCGCCGTCAAGGCGGTGCAGACCCGTCATCAAGACCCGGCGACGGGGCAGCAGAAAACGGTCGAGAAGGAAAACCAGAACAAGCCCGACGATGTCAGCGCAGTGTTCACCGACCGCCACATCTACCCCAACAAGTCCGCCGCCGAGCAGGCCGCCACGGCACGCCTGGAGGCGTTCAAGCGCAGCACCGCCACGGTGTACCTGGAGATGGCCGGACGCACCGACCTGTTCGCCGAGCGCATGTTGCGCGTGCAGGGCTTCAAGGATGGTCTCGATGGCGACTACCTGATCGAGAGTGTCACCCAGACCTTCACCAACAGCGGCTGGGACACCACCGTGCAGTGCAATGGCACCAACCAGGGCAAGTCCACGGCGAAGACGCGCAAAGCCAAGCAAACCAAACCGCTCAAGGCCGAGCAGAGCGAGGGCCGGAAATGAATCTGACAGAAGCCGAATTGTTTCGCATCTATCCCGACGCCCGCGCTACCGCGGGCGTTTTCGTTATGCCGCTGAATGCCGCCATGGCCCACTGGTCGATCGACACGCCGCGGCGCGTGGCGGCCTTCCTCGCCCAGATCGGTCACGAATCGGGGCAGTTGCGCTATGTGAAGGAACTGGGTTCCGCGCAGTACCTGGCGCGCTATGACACCGGCAACCTCGCCGTGCGTCTGGGCAATACCCCGGAAGCCGACGGTGATGGCCAGCGCTATTGCGGCCGCGGCCTGATCCAGGTCACCGGGCGCAACAACTACCGCGCCTGCAGCATGGCCTTGTTCGACGACGAGCGCCTGCTGGCGCGCCCGCAGATGCTGGAGGAACCACAGTGGGCTACCGAGTCGGCGGCCTGGTTCTGGCATTCGCGCGGGCTCAACCAGCTGGCGGATCGCGGCGAGTTCAATCGCATCACCCGACATATCAATGGCGGCCTGAATGGTCTCGAAGACCGGCTGAAACTCTGGGCCCGGGCGCGCGAGGTGCTGTGTTGAGCCGCCTGCGGATCGCCGCCCTGGCGCTGCTGGTGCTGGCGACCTGCGCGCTGACCTGGCAGGTGCAGGAATGGCGTCACGACCGTCAGGTAGCGCTGCGTGAAGAAGCGTATGCCCGCGAGCGCCAGCGACTGGCCGAGATCGCCACGACGCAGTTGCAGGACGAACGACAACAGCGGCTGGCGCTGGAGCAGCGCCTGCAGGCCGTCGACCAGACCCACTACCAGGAGCTTATCGATGCTCAACAGGCTCAAGCCCGTCTGCGTGACCGGCTGGCTACTGCTGACCTGCGGCTGTCAGTCCTCCTCGCCAGCGACGCCCCCGTCCCCGTTATGCCTGCCGCCACCGGCGCCGGCGGCGTGGTTCATGACCCCCCGCGAGCCCGACTTGACCCGGCGCATGCTCGACGAATTGTCACCATCGTCAACGACGGCGACCAGGGACTGATCGCCTTGCGCGCCTGCCAGGCCTATGTCCGCGCGCTGCGGTTCTGA